GATAAAAGACACGGATACTGGAGGTAAGCCGACGTTTCAAGACCAGCCTATTATGTTAGACTATAACTTTGGTCTAGGGTTAACGGTTAACGGGGTAGATGTAATTAAACGCCCTCAAGCTTTTCAGCAGAAAATAGTACCTAACGAGCCAAGTGAGAGCTTAAACAAATTTAGAAATATTAACTTTGATATTGAAAACGGTTTAGATGAAGACCCGCACGAGATATGGAACACAATTAAAACGCCATGAGTTACGCAATAGATGTAGTATTAAGCAAAGGGGCTATAAGACTAGCCGCCGAGCAGTTAAAAGCAATTAACGAGAAAGTAAAGGAGAAACATCCTAGCCATGAATGGATAGAGACTAATAACAAATGTATTGAAGAGCTTACTGAGTTGTATTATTTTCTCGTTTCTGTAGATAAGCAGTTAACTGAGACAAACAGGGAAAACTTTAACCAATACAAGTTATTACTTGAAAAGGATAAGGAGATAGACGAACTTAAAAAACAAATAAACGAGGTAAAAGAATTATTATGAAAGTAACAGAAAACATTGAAATCACAAACGAGGACAACATGGCTTTAATGGCACGATATCCTGACAACTATTTTGATTTAGCTATTGTTGACCCGCCTTATGGGATAGGTTTAGTTAAAACGGAAGCTGGAAATTGGGGGCAAAGAAAAGAAAACAAAGGGAGTATTGACAAACAAACACAATGGGATTTTGATGTTCCAAATAGCGAGTATTTTACTCAATTGATGAGGGTATCTAAAAATCAAATTGTTTGGGGGGCAAACCACTTTATTAGTAGAATACCTTTTGATAGTAGTTGTTGGATTGTATGGGATAAGGTTAATGGGGAAAGTTACTTTGCAGACTGTGAACTAGCTTGGACAAGTTTTGAAACTGCTGTAAGAATGTACCGCAAAAGAACTGTAATGACTAATAGAATACATATAACACAAAAGCCCGTAGCACTTTACAAATGGCTTTTAGACAAATACGCCAAGCCAAACAACAAAATCCTTGACACTCACCTCGGAAGCGGAAGCATAGCAATAGCCTGTCACGATTACGGCTTCGAGCTAACCGCGTGCGAACTCGATAAAGAATATTACGACAAAGCAATAGAACGAATTACTAACCATGTTTCACAACAAAGACTATTTTAACTATGAGAGCTAAAAAGTGCAAAGTATGTAAAGAAAAGTTTAATCCATTACGCCCGCTACAGCTTGTTTGTTCTACCAAGTGCGGCTACGAATACACGAAACTACAAAAGGAGAAGCAATGGAAGGACAGAAAGAAGGAACTCAAAGAAAAGCTACTTACTCGCTCAGACTACTTGAAACTGGCACAAGCTGCCTTCAATGCTTACATACGTGAAAGGGATAAAGATAGAAGCTGTATTTCATGCGGAACGTATAACGGCAAAATGAATGCGGGTCACTACATGAGCGTAGGCAGTACTCCTGAATTAAGATTTAACGAAGACAACGTACATAAGCAATGCGAACGCTGTAACACTTTCTACTCAGGTAACTTAATTAACTACCGTATTGAATTAATAAACAGAATAGGACAGGAGCGTGTTAACTTGTTAGAGCGTAAAGACCTAGAGCCGTTAAAAATGACTATCGACGAAATTAAGGAACTAACAAAAAGATACAAAAAACTATTAAAAAACTTGCGTAAGTAAAAATAATAGTTAACTTTGCATAAACAATTAAACTTTTAAACATGAAAAATTTATTTAAAGCAATTGCTGATTTCCAGCAAGAAGTACCAACAATTCACAAGGGGACAAAAGGCTACGGCTATTCTTACGCTGACCTCCCGACTATCTTTGAAAAGATTAACCCTTTACTAAAAAAACATGGCTTAGGCTTCATGCAGCACTTAGGAACTAAAGAAGGCGTTAACTACATTGAAACTATTATCTTTCATATTGACAGCGGGGAGAAAGTATCTAGCGAGGTTGCTATGCCTTACGTACAATTAAAAGGGATGAATGACTTTCAGTCTTTCGGCTCAGGAGTTACTTACTTCCGTCGTTACGCTTTAAGCTCAGCTTTAGGACTTGTGACAGATGTAGATAACGATGCAGCTGGCGAACAGGAAAAGAAAGTAGTTAAGAAAGCTAGTTTAACTTCTGCTCAGTTCAACAAGGCGGTTAAAGCTATTGCAGACGGCACTTACACAAAGGAGGAACTTATAGAAAAGTTCGAGTTAACTAAAGAACAAACTAAAAGCTTACAACAATGAGCAGAGAAAATACTATTAATAAGCTCACTTTGTTAGAAACTTCAGACTACAGGAAAAGAGGCTTAGAGTTAACAGGAAAGTACAGACACGAGCCAGCACGATTTAGAAGCCAGTTAGCTGATATATTCGAAAAGCTGAGCGATGAGGATTTAACTAAACTATATAAACTAAAAACGGAAATATGAAACAGTACTATTGTCATGCTTCGGGGGTTGGTAAAATAATGGCTAACCCCCGCACAAAGTCGGAGTTCTTAAGTAAGACGGCTAAAACTGCTGTAGAGGAACAATTTTTATATAACGAGTTCGGCATTAAAAAAGACTTCTCTAACCGATACACTGAAAGAGGTACTAACCAAGAGGACGAGAGTATATTATTCTTTTCAAAGGTTACAGGCAATTTTGGAGTTCAGAAAAACGAGGAACGCTTTAAAAACGATTACTTTGTAGGAACGCCCGATATTATTACTGAGGATTCTATTATAGACATAAAAACTAGCTGGGACGCTACTACGTTTCCTTGGTTTGATAGCGAGCTGCCTAATAAAGATTATATGTATCAGCTTTTGGCGTACATGGACTTAACAGGAAAGCTAAACGGCTACGTAGCTTATTGTTTAATCAATCATACAGAGGATGCTATTCAGGATGAAATAAGGAGAGAAACGTGGAAACTAAAAGCTATCGACCCTACAGACGAGCAATCCTTAGAGATAGAACAAAAGGTTAGAGATAAAATGCAGTTCGATAGAATACCTGAGAATTTACGTGTAAAGATATTCGAAGTAGAGTACGATGAAAACACGGTAAAAAAAATGAAAGAAAGAGTAGAAGAGTGTAGAGAGTATTATAATATGCTTGAAGCGTCAATTAGTAAATTAACAAAATAGAAATAAGATGAGTGAAACAATTTTTGCAGACGGTTTAGTAGTTAAAAAGAATGAAAACGCGCCCGACTTCGTGCTATGTAATTTAAGCATCAAAACAGAAGATTTTGGAAAGTTTATGAAAGCTAACAGTAAGAACGGCTGGGTTAACTTAAGTGTGTTAATGGGTAAAAGTGGCAAGCCATATGCGAAGCTAGACACCTACGAGCCAAAGGAGGAAACAGTAGCACAAGCCGCACAGCACAGCGACGATTTACCTTTTTAATATGAAAAAAACAGAAGTGCTTAAAAAGCTAGACGAGTTAGTCCCTCAGCTTAGAGATGAGGTTAAGTGGACTAAGATAGAAGCAACCGCTGCCGTAGTTCAAACGTATCGAAGTTTTAGACACGTGGCAAAGCTTCAAGGCTTACATGAAAGCAATGTAAAAAGAAGATGCGAAAAGTTTATTCTGAGTTATGAGAAATAATGTTATCTTTGTCGTGTTTCGTGATTTAGGTTTAATGTTTAGGGGGAAGTTTAACGACTTCCCTTTTTTTATTTATATTTGTCAGCATGGAAACAATTTACGCCCAGCATAACAAATGGGTTAACATAGTTAAAAACTTGGGAGGAGGGGACTTCTCCGAGGACATAGTACAGGAGATGTACATTAAGCTTATGAATATAGAGCTGAAAAAACAAACTGCAGATACTTTCGTATATTATATATTACGGAACATGACTTACGACCTACACAGGAAGCAAAGTAAAGTATGCAAAATAGATTTAGATGAGCTGCGTTATCTATGCGCGGAAGGTAGCGACAGAAAAGAGGAACTAGAAAAGATACACGAAAGAATAGAACAAGAAGTAGAGAACTGGCACTGGTACGATGAGATGTTATGGAAACTATACAAGGATGGTAGAAGCATGAGAGAATTAAGCAACGAAACAAAGATAAGTTTAAGTTCAATCTTTCACACAATCAAAACTTGTAAGGAGAGAATAAGCGAAGCAGTAGGAGAAGACTACGAAGACTATATAAACGAGGACTACGAAAAAATATGACAACAGGAAAAGCATTTAAGATAATAGACGACTTCATAGATAAGTACCCTGACTATGAAGAGATAATTTTAAGCAAGGACATATATACTAGAATAGGACTTGACGAATACAAGGAACGCAAATTAATAACAAGCCCTTACATACCTAAAAGAAGTGTATACGGGGTTAAACTAGAAGACAATGGAGAAGAGTAACGAATACTACGAGAACTTAGACAAAAGAACTAAGGAGTATAAAGAATGGAAAGAACGCTTTAACGAGGCAAACGAGGAAACCTCCGAGGGCTTAGGTGACACTATAGAGAAAGTAACAGAAGCTACAGGAATAAAAAAGCTCGTTAAGTTTATAGCTGGTGACGACTGCGGATGCGACGACAGAAAGGCGAAACTAAATAAGATATTCCCTTATAACAAACCTGAGTGCTTAGAAGAGAATGAATACAACTATCTAGCAGACTTCTTTAGCAAGCCTAAGACAATGATTAAACCCGACGAACAAAAGGAACTAGTAAAAATATATAACAGAGTTCTACACTACGACTTTAAGCCTACTAGCTGCGGAAGCTGTTTTAGAGGTGTTTTAAATAAACTACAAACTCTTTTCAATCAATACCAATGATGTACTACTACATAAAGTTCAACAAGTCAGTAGGAGACATGGACTTAATGCGAGACGTAATAGAACACGTAAAACACGGACAATATATAATTGACTTTGTAGAACACTTAGAAGACGACCTAGACGTGGAAATAATAGACATAGACAGAGAGCAGTTCGATATGCTTTTAAACATGAATTGATTCTAATAGTTAAATTTTATTAGATTATGGACGGAAGAAAAACAAACGGAAACAAGGGACACTCAACAAAAAGTAAAGGAGTAGACAAACGTAAGAACGAATACAGGGAAGCGCTACAACTAGCAGCAGATGTAGACGACGTAGTAAGGGTATTACAAACGGTATATAAGAAAGCTACACAGGATAACGATATACCAGCAGCTAAACTATTTTTAGAGTACTACTTAGGCAAGCCAAAAGAAAGCGTAGATATACACACTACAGGAGAAAACGTAGTTAGTTTTAATGACTTACTGAAAGCTGTAAGGAGTGATAAAGATTAACGAAAAGTATTTAGTATTAGACAATGATTCGCGCTACTATATTTGCACAGGTGGCCGTGGTTCGGGTAAGTCGTTTTCTATTGGATTACTTCTTTGTCTTTTAACCGTAGAGCCTAATCATGTTATCCTTTTTACTCGTTATACTTTGCGCGCAGCTGGTATATCTATTATTCCCGAGTTCCTGGAGAAAATAGAGCTACTAGGCTGGCAAGATAGATTTCATATAACAAAAGACGAAATAATAAACAAGCAGTCGGGCAGCCGTATACTATTCAGAGGTATTAAGACAAGCTCAGGAGACCAAACAGCTAACCTCAAGTCTTTACAAGGGGTAACTACTTTTATACTCGATGAAGCTGAAGAGTTAACCGATGAGGAGACTTTCGATAAGATAGATTTAAGTGTAAGGGCGAAAGGAATACAGAACAGGGTAATTTTAATAATGAACCCTAGCACAAAAGAGCATTGGATATACAACCGCTTCTTTGAGTCTAGAGGAATACAGGAAGGAAGCAACGTCATAAAGGGGGACACTACTTACATACACACAACCTATTTAGACAACTTAGACAACCTCAGCGAAAGTTACATTAACCAAATAGAGAACATACGCACACGACGTCCTGAGAAGTTTAAGCATCAGATACTAGGAGGCTGGCTTGACAAAGCAGAGGGAGTTATATTTAGCAACTGGACAATAGGCAAGTTTGAGCAAGCAGCACCGAGCGTATTCGGGCAAGACTTCGGATTTTCAGCAGACCCGACTACTTTAGTAGAGACAAGCATAGACAAGGCAAACAAGAAAATATACATTAAACTACATTACTATAAGCAAGCGTTAACGACTTCACAAATAGCAGAACTAAACAAACGTTTTGCGGGAAGCAGTCTAATAGTAGCAGATAGCGCAGAGCCAAGGTTAATAAGTGAGTTAAGTGTAAGTAATAACATAGTGCCTACGATTAAGGGGCAAGGCTCAGTAACTTACGGTATAGCATTATTACAGGACTTCGACTTAATTATAGACGAGGGCAGTACCGACTTAATCAAGGAACTAAACAACTACTGTTGGCTAGAAAAGAAAAGCAGCACGCCTGTAGATAAATACAACCATGCTATAGATGCACTTAGGTACGCTGTAAGCTATCAACTAGAAAACCCGACAAGGGGCGAATATCATATAAGGTAGGTTAACTTAAGAAATGGGAGGGGAATAATGTTAAGTGCATAGCGGCTAAGTTAACTAGCTACCCCTCTCACTACCGACTTAATACAAAAACACAATTAAACGTATATAAATTATGAAAGTTAAGATACAACTTCCTGAGAGCTTAAGAGAAATAACGCTTGCACAATACCAGCACTTTTTAGAACGTGCGAAAGGTTTAGAAGAGAACGAGCTAAAGGCGTTAATGATTGAATGCTTTTGTTTGATACCAGCAGACAAAGTAAAGCTAATAGAACGTGCTTCTGTAGAGGAGGTGTGCTTACACCTAGACAACTTATTTATTCAAGAGAAACAGCTAGTAAACAAGTTCGAGTTAAAAGGGTTTAAGTTTGGTTTTGTGCCTGACCTTGACGCTATGACTTTCGGGGAGTACGTGGACTTAGATAAGTACATAGGAGACTGGAGCAATATGCATAGAGCAATGGCTGTACTATTCAGACCGATAGGAACTGAGATAAAGGAGGAATACACTATTGTTCAATACGAGGGTACGGATGAATACGCGGAACTAATGAAGCTAATGCCTTTAGATGTAGTTTTAGGCGCACAGGTTTTTTTTTGGAATTTAGGAAGCGAGTTACTAGCAGCTTTACCGAATTATTTAGAAAAGGAGGGGAGGGCGATTATTCAACTAGGGCGCAGTTCGGTAGAAAATGGGGATGGTATAGCTCAATCTATCAACTCGCTAGAGGAGATGTTAGGAACTTTGAAGCAGTCACTAAACTCCGACTTTCAACAGCTCTTACCTACCTCACTTTTGAAAGCGAGAAAAACAGAATAGAAACAAACGAGATAAAGAAACAGTTTAAAAAATGACAGCATACTACGACATACTAACAACTATTAAAGCGCAGCTAGATGCTGATGTATTCGTTAACACGGTAACTCAAGGAGATATATTCGACGTTGACTTAAGCAAGCAGACTATTTTTCCGCTTAGCCATATAATGGTGAACAGTGTAAACAGGGAAAGCAATACATTAAGATTTAGCGTTACTGTTATGTGCATGGATATAGTAGACAAAAGTAAAACCGAGACTACAGATATATTCAGAGGCAACGACGACGAACAAGACGTATTAAACACGCAGTTAGCTGTAGCACTTCGTATGCTTGAGATATTCGACAGAGGAGACAACGTAAGAACTTTCAGAATAGATGGAGACCCTACAATAGAGCCGTTTACAGAAAGGTTTGAAAATTACTTAGCGGGCTGGGCTGTTACCTTCGATATATTAGTACCTAACGATATGACTATATGTTAAGTGACGAGGTAAAAATAGAATTGAGTAAATTCGCTAAGGCAGTGATTAAGTCAAGCCGTAGCAACTTAACGCGAAAAGGAAAGAACGCGAGTAAGGAGCTTTACAGGTCGTTAGACTTTGATTTAAACGTATCAAAGAACTCTTTTAGTT